CCGCTTTTAGGAATTACCATTAAGCGCGACTACCTGGCGAAGGCGGTAGCAAAAGCGCGATCGCTGCCAGCGCATCAAAACCGGGTTTTGCGGCTAAACTTTTGCGTCTGGACCGACGCGGCCGACGCATGGATAACGCGCGAGATTTGGGACTCGGTTCAAGCGCCGGCCGTGACGTGGGAATCCATGAAGGGCCGGGAATGTTACGCCGGCCTTGACCTGTCATATACAACAGACATGAGCGCCGCGGCCTTTGTGTTCCCGCGCGACGGAAACCAATACGACGCCTTTGTTAGGTTCTGGCGCCCGCGTGAAGGCCTGCGCGAGGCTTCCGAAAAGGACCGCGTCAGGTATGATCTCTGGGCCGACGCCGGCGACATAAGCCTTACCGACGGAAAGGTTATCAAGCTCGCGCCGATCGCCGATCTATTGGCGCAGGCGCAGCGCGACTTTGTGCTAAAGCGCGTGGCATATGACCGCTACAGATTGAAAGAGCTCGGCGACAACCTCACCGACGAAGGCGTGACGCTGCCCCTTATGGAGCACCCGCAAGGCTTCCGGCGCACGACGACGACGAACCCGAACGCGCCGACGCAAAAGATCGAGAATCCCCTTTGGATGCCTAACAGCTGCCAAGAGACGGAAAACGCGATTATCGAGGCGCGAATTCGAATTCAGCCGAACCCGGCGCTAACCTGGAACGTCGCAAGCGCGGTTTGCCGCGAGGATCCGGCCGGGACTGACAATTGGATTTTTGACAAGCGCCGGGCGACCGGAAGAATCGACGGCCTTGTCGCGCTTGCGATGGCGATCGGCGCGGCGAAAGACGTCGGCGGATGGAAGCCTCCTTCGTCGCCGTGGGATGTTCCCGGGTTCTCTATTCTCGCGCAGGGGTGACGCATGGCGACAATTCTCGACCGCGTCTTCGGCCGCGAAAACCGAAACACGATCGAGTCGCCGAAGGTTCGGATTAGCTCGGAGTCAATCGCCGCCTATTTCGGGATAAGCTCAGGAAATCAGATCGTCGTGACCGACGAAAAGCTTCTCGGCATCCCGGCGGTATGGGCGGCCGTGAACTTTCTTAGCCGGACGCTCGCTGCCCTGCCCTTGCACCATTTCGAGCGCGGCGACGAAGGCCCGCGGCGCCTTACCGGAAGCCTCGACGCGCTTTTGAATGGCGCCGCGAATGACGAGTTAAGCGCCTATGCGCTGCGTAAATGGTTCTGGGAACGCACCTTTACGACCGGCCGCGGCTTTGCCGCGATCGAGCGTGACGCCCGCGGCCGCGCGAGCGACCTTTTCCCGCTCGAGCCGTCGAAAGTCACCGTCGAGCGTATCGGCGGCGTTCGGCAATACCGTTACAAGCCGGGCGCGAGCGCGAAGGAAGAGATTTATAAAGCCGCCGACGTTATCGACGTCGCGTTTATGCTGCGCGAAGACGGCGTCGGCCATTACGGCCCGTTGCAGATTTGCCGCGACAGCCTGGCGACGGCGCTCGGCGCAAAGGCTTATGGCGGCAAAATCTTTAAAAACGGCGGCCTTCCGGCCGTTGTGATCGAAGGCCCGTTCGCGTCAGTGGAGGGCGCAAGCAAAAGCGCCGACGAAATGGCGCAGGTTATGGCCAAAGCTTTCAACGAAAATAAGCCGGCCGTCGCCCTGCCAAACGGCCACACATTAAAGCCCGTCGGCATCGATCCGCAAAAAATGCAGATGACGGAATTCCAGCGGTTTTTGATCGAGGAAATCGCCCGCGTCTTTCAATTGCCGCCGATCTTCCTTCACGAGCTCACCCGCGGCACGTTTTCGAACGCTGAACAGCAAGACCTGCACTTCGTTAAACACGTCGTCGTCCAATGGGCGCGCGCTTTTGAAGGCGAAGCAGACTTGAAACTTTTCGGCCGCGATAACTACGCAAAAAAGCGCCGCCAATATGTTTCGCACAATGTCGACGGACTCCTGCGCGGCGATTTCCAGACAAGAATGGAAGGCCTGGCGAAGGCGGTTCAAAACGCGATATTGACGCCAAACGAAGCGCGCGCGCTGGAAAACCGCCAAGCCCTTCCGATGGGCGACGACCTGCTAATTCAGGGCGCAACCGTGCCGCTCGGATCTCAGCCGCTTGCGCCGGCTGGCACGTCGCCGCCTAATGAGTAACGCGCCGAGCGAATTCATTCCGAATTCGCGCGAAATCACGCTTGACCGGAAGTGCGCCCGAATCGACCGCGAATGTGCGAAGCGAATTCAGGCGCATTTCGGAATTCAAGAGCAGATTTTCGCGCTTTATAGCGCGCTCTCGACGCTGATCGGCTACGCGCCTTCGGCCGATATCGTCGGCGTTAGCTCCGAAAGCTATATCGCCAGCCGGGACAAAGAGACGGCCGCGAATATCGCCCGTTGTATTATGGCGCACCGCGCCGCCGCCGACGCGCTCAAAGTCTACTGCAGCCGCAACATTGCCCAGATCAATTCTATCGACGTCAGCGCGCCGCGCTTTTGGCCGCCCGCACCGAAAGGCCCGAAAAATGAAGATTGAATATCGGAAACGGTTCGGCGAAAGCGTCGAAATCAGAACACTTGTGACGCGCCCGATCGAGTTGCGCGCCGATGGCGGCGACGAAGTCAAAGTCGCCGGCTATGCGGCCGTTTTCGACGAAGAAACCGATATCGGCGGTTATTTTCGCGAAGTGATCCGGCCTGGCGCTTTCAAAGACGCAATTGCGCGCGGCGACGACGTCGTTTTTCTGATTAACCACGACGGCTTGCCGCTTTCGCGCACGGCCTCGAAGACGCTCACGGTTCGCGAAGACGCCAAAGGCCTTTGGATGGAGTCGACGCTGGACGCCGGCGACCCGGACGTTATGCGGATCGTTCCCAAAATGAAGCGCGGCGACCTTTCGAAAATGTCGTTTGCGTTTTCCATGTATCCCGACGGCGAAACCCGCTGGACGCAAAAGGGCGACGACGAAAGCGAACTGCGCGAAATTCTCAAAGTCGGCCGTCTTTATGACGTCTCGATAGTTACCGAACCGGCATATGCCGGCACCGAAATTGCCCTTCGATCCCTCGAAGAGGCCCGCAAAGCGAAGGCCCCTCGCGATGCTGACGCCGGCATGATCCGCCGGCGAATGACTTTGGACCTAAAGGCCCGAAGACTCGGTTAGCGAACCCGCAAAACCGACAAGCTCAAACAGGAGTCAACCATGAGCGCCAGACTAAAGGAATTGCGGGAAAAGAACGCCCGCACCGTTACCACCGCCCGCGCCGCCCTTGACGGCGTCACGGATGCAACGCCGGCCGAACGCCGCGCCGAGCTCGAACGCGAATTCGACGCCGCAATGGCGGACTATGACCGGATCGAGGCCGAAATTCGCCGCGTTGAAAAGCTCGAAGGCATCGAAGCGCGCGAGCGTGCTGCAGCCGAAGCGCTCGAGCGCGACGCCGAAGAGGCCCGCAAGAAAGGCCGCCCTGGCGCTGACGTGCGCGCACCTGGCGCCGCGCAGCCTGAAAAGGCCGAAGTGCGTTCGGCATTCCGCACGCTTTTGCTTGGCGGCGTCTCGGCTCTTACCGAAGAGCAGCGCGCGGCCTTGCATGAAAACGGCACCTTTGCACCGATCGACCCGGAAATTCGCGCCCTGACGACCGGCACCGGATCAAGCGGCGGCTTCACCGTTCCGCGCGAATTCCTCGCCATGATCGAGAAGACAATGGCCGATTGGGGCCCGATGCTCGATCCAAACGCCGTCACGATCATGACGACCGACGGCGGCAATTTGCTTGAAATGCCCTCAATCGACGATACGGCGGTTCGCGGCGATCAATTTGCCGAAAACGCCGATATCACCGACGACGGCGGCGTCGACCCGACCTTCGGCCAAATCACGCTTTCGGCGTATATGCACGCTTCCGAAATCGTGAAGGCGCCGATTCAGCTTATGCAGGACTCGGCCTTCCAAGTGGAAAGCCTTTTGGCTGAACTCTTCGGCGAGCGGATGGCGCGCACGGCAAACGACAAGCTGACGCTTGCAGACGGCTCGAGCAAGCCGCAGGGAATTGCAGTCGGCGCCGGCGCCGGCGTCACCGCAGCATCGGCAACGGCGATTGCGGCCGATGAACTGATTGACCTGCAGCATACCGTGAACCCGGCTTATCGCCGTTCGCCGAAGTGCGCCTGGATGTTTAACGACACGATCTTGCGCAACATTCGCAAGCTGAAAGACAGCGAAAACCGCTATATCTGGCAACCGCCGAATATTCAGCTCGGCGAGCCGGGGCAGCTTCTCGGAAAGCCCTACTGGATAAATCCGAGCATGCCGGCGGCAACCGCGGGCCTGCGCCCGATTGTGTTCGGCGACCTGTCGAAATACGTCGTGCGCCGCGTGAACGGTTTCCAATTCTTTGTCTTCCGCGAGCGTTATATGCCCGCGCTGCAGCTGGGCTTTATGTCCTTCGGCCGCATGGACGGGAAAGTGATCAATACGGCTGCGGTCAAACGCCTGACAATGGCCGCGAGCTAATCGCAATCGACGCCGGCGGCCTAACCGCCGCCGGCGCCCTTTCCTGACCTCGAGAGGACTCACCTATGGCAGACGCAAAAACCGTGCCCGTTGAAATGCTTGTTCCGATGGCATCCGAGAAAAACGACCGCGACGTCGGCGCGATCGTTCATGTTTCCCCCGAAGAGGCGCAGCGCCTCTTTGACAAAGGCTTCGCTTGCGAGCCTAGCGAAGGCGCCGCCGCGACCGCCGGCAAGGCCAAGCGCGGCCGGCCCGCGAAGGCGGCCGAGTAATCGCCGTGCGGATCTTCCCGGCCTTTATCGGCGAACCGATCGTAACGCTTGTTACGAAGGCCGCGGAAGAGCCCGTTACGCTTGACGAAATCAAGGCTCACCTGCGCATAGAACACGACGACGAAGACAGCACGCTAGAAGCCATCCTCGAGGCCGCCCGCGGACACCTCGACGGCTATAACGGCGCGCTTCGCCGGGCGCTGATATATCAGACCTGGAACGTTGCAGTTGAAGACGCCGACGGGCACGCCCGCCTTTTCCTTCCCCTCCCACCTGTCGTTTCGGTTTCGGCGATCCGGTATTATCCGCCGGACGTCGAAACGCTGGCGACGGCGACGCTTTCCGATTTCCGGCTAATCAAGGGGCCCGATTGGGCTTATCTCGAGCCGAAGCCGGGCAAATCATGGCCTAGCCTCGACGATCGGCCCGACGCGCTGCAGGCTGAATTTATCACGGGATACGGCGAGGCCGGCGAAGACGTGCCCGCGCCGATCCGGCACGCGATCAAGCTTATCGCCGGCCACCTTTACGAAAACCGCGAGTATAGCACCGCCCTAAAGCTGGCGGCTTTGCCTCTTAGTGTAGAGCACTTGATTTGCGGTTATCGAAACGGAGTCTATGGATGAATCAGCGCAAAAGCTGGCGCGTGCGCGTCATATCCCCCGAAAGCGTCACCGTGCCCGTAGGCCGCGGCGTCGTCGACCTTCCCGCCGGCTATGCCGGGCCCGTCGTGCCCGACGTCGCCGCTTGGCTGCAGGCGCGGCCCGGCCTCGCCGAAGTCTGGAGCGACGGCGAGCCGCCGGCGCCAGGCCAAGCCGCCGGCGCCGAGCAAGTCGCCGACATGCGCGTCACCGTCACCGAAGACGGCGCGACCTTTGACACGATCGAGCCGCCGCCGATCGAGGCGCCGCCGGCTAGCGGCGGCTTCGAAGGCTCGGACTAATGGCCGCCGGCCGCCTTAACCGCAAAATAACAGTAGAGCGGCGGGGCACAGCTGACGACGGTTTCGGGAACACGGTAACGGACACATGGACCGCCGTAATTGAAAACGAGCCGGCCGAAATCCGCCCACTTCGCGGCGGCGAAGGCGTGGAAGCTGCAAAGATCGAGGCCCGCGGCCTTGTCGAAATCACCGTTCGCCACTCTTCGCGCACGGTTCAAATCACGCCAGGCGACCGGATCCGCAACGCGCGCAGCGGGCAGCTTTTGAACGTCAACTATATCGAAAATCCCGACATGCGCGGGAAGTTTCTAAAGCTTGTCTGCCAGTATGGCGGCGCCAATGGTTAAGACGCGCTGGCGGGCAAATCCCCGCTTTCGCGCCTCGATATCCGAGCTAATCGAAAAAGGGCCCGCAGAAGTGCGCCCGGCGACGACGGAAGCCCTTCGCCAGAACGGCGAGGAAGTTGTCCCCGTGATGAAGCGCGCGGCGCCTGTCGATGACGGCAACCTGCAGCAGTCGATTAACTGGAAATTCGGCCCGCCGCCAAAGGGCACGCTCGGGATAACCGAAGACCGAACGCCGAACATTCCCGACGACCTGCGCATTTCGATCTTTGCCGGCGGCAAGAGCGCCCCGCACGCTCACCTAGTCCATAATGGCACGGGCCCGCGCCAGCAAGCCGACGGATCGTCGACCGGCGTAATGCCGCCTAAGCCGTTTTTCTTCCCCTTCATTCGGGCCTATCGCCGCCGCATGCAAAACCGGATCGTGCGCGCGGCGCGAAAGGCCCTGAAAGACGCGCTTAAATGAGCATTATCGAAACCGACCCGTCGCTAGCGCTGCAGGCGGCCGAAGTCGCGCGCCTTAAGGCCGACACGGATTTAGATGCGCTAGGGCTTGGCGACCGCGTCTTCGATAGCGTGCCGCAAAATGCGGCCTTTCCCTATATCAAGATCGGCGAACACGTCGTCACGCCTGACGACTCGCCGTGCGGATCCCTTACCGAAATTCTTTCGACCGTTCGCGTCTACAGCCGCAAGCCCGGCCGCGTCGAATGCAAGCGTTTCGCCGAGCGCCTTCGCTTCCGGCTGACAAAAGAAAGCGGCTTCGCCGTCACCGGCTACCGCATGGTTCTCGGCTATTGCGACGGCTACACGATCGAAGAGCACTCCGACGGCCTGACGCATCAAGCGATTTTAGAATTCCGGTATCGTCTCGAGCCGGTAGGCCCTTAAGCCGCGCCGTGGGCAAGCGCGATCCCTCAACCGCATGTAAGGACTGCCCAACATGACAACCGTGGCACACGTAGAATTCAACGGATTCGAAATCCTGATCGGCAACGGCGCAACGCCGGAAGTTTTTGAACCGAAATGCACGCTCAACAGCTCGCGCGGCTTCACGATCACTGGCGAAACGACCTCGCGCAACCTTCCCGATTGCGAAGACGATCTTCTTCCTTCCAAAACGCTGCAATTCGTGACCGCAATTAGCGGCGAAATCAGCGGCGCCGGCGTGCTCGAAAAAGGCGACGACAAATTCTTCGCCGATTGGGCAAACGCGGGCACGGCCAAAAACGTGCGCGTTCGCGTCGGCGGCACGGGCGGCACGCAATACGCGATGGCGGCGAAGCTGACGTCGTTTTCGGTGACGGCGGAGTCGAAAGACGTCGTTAACGCCGAGCTCTCGCTTGTCTCGCATGGCTCGATCACGATCACGACGATCTCTTAAGGCCGCCTGACCGATGGCCGAAGGGACTCAGAACAC